GGAAAGACATAGTAGAAAACACTAGAATGGCAGAAAGCCATACATCTATCTTTGATAGTGATGCCAGAACATTCTTCATCACTGGAGTCCAACTAGAAGTAGGCTCACAAGCCACACCATTTGAGCATAGGTCATTTGGGGAAGAACTAGCTTTGTGTCAAAGGTATTATACTGCGATTGCCGAAGGTAATGGTAATAGTTCAAGTATAGGCATAGTCGCAAAATATAATGCTTCAAATGCTTATGCCATAGTTGATTTACCAGTAGAAATGAGAGCAATACCTAGTGCATTTCAAGAAGATGCTACTAATTATTTTTCAATAATTGCAGATTCTAACAGTGATACATTTGATAGTATTACACTTACTATTCCCGGAATACAAAGAGTAGAATTTAGAAATACAGAAGCTGTTAGTAATATAACAGCAGGTCAAGCAGGGTTTATGAGAACTAATAATGCAAGTGCATATTTAGCGTTTGGAGCAGAGTTATGATTATAAATACAGTAAAAAAGAATATAGACATAATAACAAATCAAGTTTGTAGTTATCAAGTAACTCACGTGAATAACAACGTAGTTTTATCTGTACCACTAGACCCTGCAAACACAGACTACCAAGCAATCCTTGAGTGGGCAAAGATAGATGGCAACACAATAGCTGAAGCAGACTAGGTATGAAAATGAGTATGCAACCTGAACTAAAAGTACAACTAGAGCTTGATGCACACGAGAAAGAATGTGCTATCAGGTATCAGATGGTCAATGATAAACTAGAAGGTTTAGACAAAAGAATGTGGCGAATAGAAGCTATGTCTATGGTGGGAACTTTAGGTGTAGTAGCTTTAGTAGTCGCAATAGTAATGAAGTAGGATAAGAATACATGGCAATGTTTAAAGGCTTTAAGCCACAAGGATTACAGAAGATAGCTACTCGCATGGGTTATGCTGGTGATATGGAGAAGTTTGATGACTACATAAAGGCAAACCCTGACAAAGAACGTGAGATGATTGTGTATAGAGCTAAAGCACAACAGATGGCTCGTGGTGGTTCTGTACGTAGGTTTGCTGAAGGTGGTGATAATGTAACTACACAGCCAATGCCACCTGTTACGCCTGAACCTCAAGAACAAGCCTATGTACCCACACTAGGAACAGGAGAGGGTCAGGTAGATGCTTATGGTGATATAGCTACTACTACGTATGACGAAGAGGGTAATCCTGTAGAGGGCACTAGACCTGCTACAGTAACAGATGTAACTGCAAAACTAGCACAGACAGGTGCTATACCTGTAGGTGCTGTTACACAACCTGAACTAATACAACAAAATGAAAATCAATTAGTTGCTACAGGCACAGGTGAGGTAGGAGATGCTACTGATGTAACTACATCTACTGCTGATACAGCACAGGCTGATTCTGCTCAACAGATAACTGCTAATACTGTAACATCAACAGATGTAACTCCTGATATAAGGACAGCAGTAGAAGCTAATACGGCAGCTCAACTAGACCCCGATGACCCAAAAGCAAAGATTACAGCAGCTCAACAGACAACTTCTAGTGTAGGAGATTTAGATGCTGCACAGGGTAATGCCATATTAATGGAAAACCCTATGCAGAGGGAAATACAAGATGGTGAGTTAATTGATGGTGTTGCTAATGCAGAGAAAGCATCTAAGTATACAGAACAGATACAAGCTGCCACTGCTACCCCTTCAGAAAAGGCTACTGTTCAAGGACAACTAGCAGGTCTTACTGCAAACTTTGATTCTAATAACCCACCACCGTGGGCAGCAGGAACATTAAGAGGTATTCAGGCACAGATGGCTGCTAGAGGAATGGGTGCATCTTCAATGGCAGGACAAGCCATGATACAAGGTGCATTAGAATCAGCACTTCCTATAGCACAGGCTGATGCAGCAACAACAGCAAAGTTTGAGTCTCAGAACTTATCTAACAGACAAGCTAGAGCAATGTTAGCGGCAGAGCAACGTGCAACATTTATAGGTCAGGAATTTGACCAAGCCTTTCAAGCAAGAGTGCAGAACTCTGCTAGGATAGGTGACATAGCCGATAAGAATTTTACTGCTGAACAAAATATTGCCTTAGAGAATAGTCGTGCTGTAAATACTATGAACTTACAAAACTTAAGTAATAGTCAGGCACTAGTCATGGCAGAAGCTGCAGCTCTTACACAACTAGATACTACTAACTTAAATAACAGGCAACAAGCAGCAGTTAATAATGCTAAGTCGTTTATAGATATGGAAATGGCTAACTTAACTAATGAACAACAAACTGCTTTATTTAATGCAGAAGCTATTAACACAGCACTGTTAACAGACCAAGCTGCTACAAATGCTGCAAATCAATTTAATGCTACTTCTCAGAATCAAACAGACCAATTCATGTCTAATTTAGCAAATCAAATATCACAATATAATGCTACACAAAGAAATGCACAAAATCAATTTAATGCAGGAGAAGAAAATACTGTAGGAAGATTTAATGCAGAAGTAGCTAATCAACGTGACCAATTTAATGCTACTAACCAATTAGCTATTGCACAGAACAATGCAGTGTGGAGAAGAGAGATTGCCACAGCAGATACTGCCGCAGTTAATCGTGCCAATGAATTAAATGCTAAAGCAGTGTTAGACGTATCTAATACAGAGTATGCTAACCTTTGGAACTTTTATGCAGACACTATGGAGTGGGCATGGAAGAGTGCTGAAGGAGAATTAGACAGGAACACGGAGTTAGCAAAAGCTAACATTGATGCTGATGTTAGAGCAGCTGTGGCTTCTGAAAATGCAGGTTCAGCAGGAGCTTCGGCTATAGGTAGTCTATTAGGTAAATTAGGTGCTTCAGCTATATCAGCAGGTTTATTTAGTTAAGGAGAAACATAATATGAGTAGATACAGTAGTAACCCAGCACCTCAGATTGTAAATAAGATAGATGCTTATTTAAAGAGTCTAGAAGGTAAAAGTGAAAAGAAAACAAGTAGTGGTAAGAGTGGTCTTTTAAGGTCAACCAAAAGCATAAAAAACAAAAATGACGATAGGGAAAAAAGTCCTCTAGCTAGAGTAGCTCAGTACGTAAAAACTATTAGAGATATAGGAGATGAATCAAATGGCAGTGCCTAAATTAGAGCCAAGACTTGAAGCACCTATTCCCGGAATGGCTATGACTAACGAGGTAGGTTCTAGACCTTGGCAGCAACCTGCACAGTATCCTACAGTAGAAGAAGCAATACAATACTACTTACCTCGTATGCAAGATGATGCTTTTACAGATAGTTTATTAAATGTTATTGAAATGGGTATGCCCTTAACAACACTAGCAAATACAATACAATTAGCAGGTGTTATGGAAGGAAGGCATAGTGTAGACGTAGGTATTCTTGTTATGCCTGTGCTTATTGAAATGATGAAATTGATAGCTAAGAATGAAGGTATTGATTATGTTACAGGTATGGAAAGAGATGCAAAGACTGAAACAAAAGATTCAGATATAGCTGCAGCATTAGCTACATTAAAAGATGATTTAGGTGGCACAGAAGAAGGTATGCAAGAAACTGAAGAAATGGACATAGTAGAAGAAAAAGATGAACCTGCTATGGGATTAATGGCAAGGAGAAGTTAATGGGTTTATTTGGCTTATCAAATAAAGCAGTAAGTTTTTTAGGTGGTGTTGCTTCTGGTGTAGAAGAAGTAATAGACAAAGATGAAGCATACACTAATGAATTAGTTAAAGATTCAGCTAGTATGATTATTAAAGCTAGATTAGATTCTAAAGAAAGAAGAAGGCAGAGAGTAAGTGAATATAGTAAAGAAATGTCTCAGCTTGTTGCTGTAGGATATGGCAAACAAGAATCAGCAGGTATTGTAAGTCAAGGGTTGACAAACGATTTTATTAAGTTAGCCAAAACAACACCTAAAGATAAATTAAATACTTTATATAAAGTAACATCTAAGTATGACGGAGCATTGTCTGTTTCTGATTTATCTGAAGCCATTGTAGGTAAATATAAACAGCCTACTATAGATTTATCTGGAATACCTAAGAGAGGAACTTTCTTGAGTGCTATAGGAATAGAGGGAGACCCAAGCGATAAGATAAAACAACGTGTAGAATCACTGTCTCCAACAGAATCAGATAGTACTGTTGACTTTGATGCTTTAGCTAGTGCTCTTAGTGGTAACGTAACTCCTAAAGCTCAAGAATTATTAAGGTCTGAAAGTGGTACATTAACAGCTTCTAAAGTTAAAAACGATTTACAAAGATATATAGTTGGTAAGCTAGGAGGAGATTTATCTTTTATTGGTGGAGAGCCTAAGTTTAATGTGCAAAGAGTTTCAGATAAGAATTTTTCTGAAGAATTATCAGCAAAGTATATTAGTCTTTGGAGGTCTTTAGTTAGGAGTGGTAACTATAATAAAGAAGAAGCCTATGAAGAGATATTAAAAAGAATAAAAGAAGACCAAGAGTTAGCTACACAGGGTACTCTAAAAGTAGATAATAATAAAAAAATTGGAGATGCAGACCCTGAAAATTTAATACCTGAAAAACCCAAGGGTGATGGTAATAAAAAACCTGTGATACCAAAAGTTCCTGAAAATGTTAATGAGATTGCTAAAATATTAAAGGAACAAATTACAGGTGCTAATTCAGAAAAGTTTAAGAAGTTAGATTCTAATGGTAAAGCAAAGTTCAGACAACAGTTTATTAAACAGCTTATAGAAATAGGTGGTATGAATAGAGAAAGAGCAATAGCTATAGTCAAAAAGTATTTTCCGTAATATAGAAAGATAGATAGTGTTAAAAGATTATAATTACTACACAAAAGAAGATATGAATAAAGAAGTTCTCTCGCAAGATGAGGACTTCATTGCTGATGCACGTAAGTTTTTAACTGAACGTGCTAGTTCATCTCCTGAGAATATGCAATCAAGTGAAGATGTCTATGATGCTTTCATGGAACACTTTCGTTATCAAGATGTCAATGAAGTAACAGCTATACGTGACTACGAATATGCACAGAATGGTACGCAAGAACAACGTGCAAACTTTGGTAGGGTCATGGATGTGTATGATAACATGGCAGATGAAAAGATGTCTATGCGTAAAGTAGGTGACTATTTTGGTGGTATAGTGTCTGCTCCATCTACTATAGCAGGTATACTAACAGGTGGTGCAGGTAAACTTGCATCTGTTGCAGGGCAACAAGGCATTAAGTTTGGATTACGTACTATACTTTCACAATCATTAAAAGGTGGTTTGAAGGCAGGTGCAGTTGAAGGTGCTATAGGAACAGTTCAAGGTGCAGCTCAAGAAGGCACTAGAGTTGAGACAGGTCTTCAGGAAACATTTACAGGTCGTAGAACTTTAGCTACAGGACTAGGTAGTGCAGTTGTAGGTGGTGGTATAGGTGCTGTCACTAGTGGTTTATTAACACCTTCTGCAATTAAAGCTGCTCAAAGATTAGAGAGAATACAGAATGTTGATGTTACTAAGGCTGCAGAAGCTAAAGTAAAAACAGATGAAGTACTTAAAAATGCATCTAAGGAAGACTTAGATAGTGTTGAACAATCACTAAAATCATTAAAGCCTGAAGCAAAAGGTAAACTAGACCCATTAGATGAAGTAGACGTTGCATCAGGTAAAAATATTAGAAAGTCTTTATCAGAAAGCGATACATTAACTGCTAGTATTCCTGCTGAACTATTTCAAAACATATCAGCCGCAGCTATTCAAATACGTAACAAGATTAAACCACAAAAAGGTGAAAGAATAACTAGTGCTATTGCTAGGTCACTGAGAAATGAAGACATAGTATCTACTGATATAACTAAAATACTAGATGAGCATAATTTAAGCTCCGAGCAGTTTTCTTTGATGTATCTATCTGAAGTATCAGATGCAGGTAGAACACTTCAAGCATCAGGTCAGGTTAGTAAGTCTGTTCAAACGTTATTAAGAGATGTTGATGAGCTAGGTGAAGAGGGTTTAGCTTCTGTTACAGGTAAAGAGATGGAACAGATAACAAAAAAACCATCTATAATGGGTAAGACTTTAGATTATATAAATCCTTTTGGTGGTATGGGAAGAAACATTGACCAACTTAGATTAGGTGTTATGACATCGCAACCTGCAACAGCTATGCGTAACACAGAGAACGCAGGTTTTCGTGTTATTGTAGATGCATTTAGTAGAAGTTTTGATAACGTATTGAATTTAAGAAATCCTTTTAGTGGCACATTTGATGTGGCTAAGTTTTTACTTAACCCATATGAAGCACAAGTAGTAAAACAAATATTTAAAAAGGACTTTCCTGATGCAGCAGGTAGGTTGTTTAGAGATATGGCTGACATTGAAGTTGCTACAGGTGCAGGTAGTGGACTACAAAAAATAGGCATAAAGTTAAATGTTATGAATACGTTTTCTGATAACATATTTAAACGTGCCGTGTTTGTGTCATCTCTAAGAAGAAATATAAATGATTTGAATAAGAGTAAGGCTACTAAAAAATTAGTCTTGACAGATGCTCACAAAGAAACTATAATTAAAGGTAGACTAAAACAAAAGTTAGGAGATGACTATAGGCAATCCCCTGACTACACAGCCACTGTTAAAAGTCTAAGTTTAGATAAACAAAAATTCCACACACTAGAGACAATATTAGAGTCAGGTAACTTTAAATTAATACCTGACGATATATTAAAAAAATCAACTCAAGATGCATTTGAATTTACTTATCAAGCAACACCTAAAGGTGATAACTTCTTTGGACAATTAGGTAAAGGAGTTATATCACTACATAAAGCTGTTCCTTTTGTTATATCTAGTTTACTTCCCTTCCCACGTTATGTTGCTAACCAACTTAAATTTGTATATGAACACACTCCTTTAATAGGTATGTTACCACTTGATAGGCTACGATTAGGTATAGAATCTAGAACAGCTAAAGGTGCTAAAGCATATGATTGGAAGGATAGAACATCTAAACAGTTAACAGGTGCTCTTCTTTTTACTGCAGCATATGCTTGGAGAGCAAAGCAGGGCAACACTAATAGATGGTATGAGATGACTGACTCTCAAGGAAATACTATAGATGGTAGACCTTTATATGGTCCTTTTGCTCCCTTTATGTTGGCAGCAGATATTTTATACAGAACTCAAGCAGGACAGTTTATATATGATAAAACTAAAGGAACTATACTTGAACATGATAAGCCAATGGAAGGCACACTGCCTACTTTTTCTATCAGAAGATATGGCACAGACATAGCACAGGCTTTGTTAGGCTCTACTTTTAGAACAGGTATGGGATTGTATGCACTAGATAAACTTTGGACTGACTTTGGAAGTGGTTCAGGTGATGCGTGGAAAAAAGTAGCTGGTCAATTTGTGGGAAATATAGGTAATACTTTTGCTTTACCTGCATCTGTAGTAAAAGATTTTTATTCACAGTATGATGAAAAATCAAGATATGTACCTGAATCTAAAACTGGAGATACTAACTTTCTTGATATTGTGTATAATAAAGCGACAAGAGCACTTCCTGATTTCCCTGTAGTTGATTGGACAGGTGAAGGTCCTTATGAAAAACCATTAAGAACACCTTTTGTAACAGGTGATATAAAAGCTGTACTTCCAGCAGAAAAACAAATGTTTGGTGCATCTAGAAGAGCACCTAAGAATAAGTTTCAAAATGAAATAGCTAACTTAAATATGGAAGATAGAGAGTTATATAAGAGACCTTCTGACGAAATGTTAGATTTATACATGACTGAAATACTTAGTAAGGCAGGAGGAGAAGGTAATTTAAATGAAAGTATGGCTAACTTTATAGACAGTGAAGAATACAAAAATCTTGACGGAGTAAAGGCAAAACGTGTTGAGCTAAAAAGAAAAGCAAAAATTAAAATAGATGAAGCTAGAGATATAGCACGTGAAAGAATAGAAGCAGAAGCCATGAAAAACGGAGCAAATTACTCTAGATTAAGTGTTACGGAGTGGTCAAGGACTACTCAATTATATAAAGATAGAGTAAACGAGTATTACACCAAGAGATATAAGGGCAAATCTATTGATGCTGATAGAGATAAGTATATAATGTACAATGGAGAGCCTATGAATATTTTAAATTTTGGATTACAATTAGCTAAAATATATGGTTCAAAGGCAGGTGAATTATAATGGCAATAGACAATGAATTAGCAAAACTATCTGAAGACTTAGATAAGAAGTCTACTAGATATGACAGTGTAGGTGATGCACTAACAGGTGTAGCCACAACTGTAGGTGGAGCAGTTTCAGGTGCTGTAGGTGCTACATTAGGATTACCTACCGATTTAGTGGGTATACTCAGTGGATTAAAGGAAGCTGCAACAGCAGAAGATGGTAAGAGGTTGGATGCATTTACTGATGGTTTCTCAGAGTTCTCAAAAGAAAACTTAGGGTCTCAGTATTATAAAGGCGTGTTTGATAAGTTTGTTGACAGCTTAGAAGTAGACCCAACATTAAAAGAAGATGCTAAAGCAGGTTTTTCAGCAGGTGAGTTTGTCACTCCACCTATCGCAGGTGGTAGTGCAGTTAAGGCTGTTACTAAAATGGATAAGATTAAAGATGAGTTTTCTCGTGTAGAAGCTGTGGCTATGAAATCTAAAGAAAATGCTACACGTAAAGTTGACGAGATAGGTAAAGAGTTTAATGACAAAGCACCACAGACTTACACTAGAAGTGAAGTAATGGCTATGACTGCTAAACGTGAACCTTCTCCTGTAAGACAAATGACTGAAACCGAAAGGATGCTTTCTCCTCCCTTAGAAATAGGCTTAAGTAAATTTAATGTAGAAAACTCTGATAAGCTATTAAAAAATTATAGTATAGATGATTTTGCAAACACTGAAAGGGTTAGTGGTCGTAGTAAATCAGGATTAGGCTCTAAGGGCGATGAAAAAATAAATGCTACTGTTGAAGACGGTAAAGAAGTTTCTGTTAGATTAAATTTAAATTCTAAGATAGACCCAGATGGTCCTAAAGCACCCTTCAATCATATGCAAACAATACATCCTGTAGTAAAAGGACAACCTAATTACAAACAAGCCGACTCATACAAAACAGCAGTCAGTCTAGAAAATGGTACTTTTCATATAGACCAAAACCTTAGAAGAAAGATAGCAGAGGATGGTATGAAAGTACCTGCTATGTCTGTGCAAGGAAAGTATACTAAAAATAGAAATATATTTGATGAGATGGATGAATCTGTAATAGAAATAGGAACAAACCCAAGAAACAGCCACCTGTTTGTTGACTTAAAAACAGGACAGGCTGTTAAAGGGTTTGATTTAGCTACTGTATTTAGAGACAGAGTTTATGCTAAGGGTGTAACATATTGGAAGAAAGCAGATGCACCTAAACCTCTACCTGCAAAAGGAGATGTTCCTATAGATAATCAAGTTCGTTACAAGTTTAAACGTGGTGGACTAATGGCACGTACCTAACGGTCATCCCCTGACCCTTGTAATGTTCCACGTTCTTTCCTATCATGTAACTTCCTCAAGTTCTCTTGCATAATAGTATTCAAGGGAACTCCCACTTCCTTTGCCATCATAGCACAGTACCAAAGTACGTCACCTATCTCTGATGCTATAGCAAGTTTCTTTACTTCAAAGTCTTCCTTATCAGCACCATCACGTATAAGTTTCTTTACCTTCCCTGCAACTTCTCCTGCTTCACTTGTCATACCTAATGCTAAGTACTCTAGTGCTTTGTCTTCAGGAAAGACAGCAGTCCATCCTGCTAGTTTTTCATACAGGTCAGGTGTTATAACCTCTTCAATAAATAACTTATCTTTCATGTATTTCCTCGCTTCTTCTTCTAGTTTCATTTTTCTTTACTTTCTCTAACTTTTGGTAGAATGAGGTGTTAAAACCTCTAAGCCACTCACGTGATTGCATACTATTCGCATGATATGGATTAGTAATCTTACCTCTCTTGAAGTCTGTCATACCCTTAGTAAACTGTATCTTTAAGGGTGCATCATACTTACTTAGATTTGGATTCCTTTTTCTGCTCTTCAATGGTTTCATTTTGATTCCTTTCTAAATACTTTACTAAAACATTTAATTTACCATTATCACTATCTAAGGCTGCTAACTCTTTTTCTATAGTATCTATTATAGTAGGATGGTCTCCAACACCAACAGGATTAGTCATCATAACTTCTATATTAGCTATATGACTATTCATCTGTCCTAGCAGTTTAGTTTTAAGTGCTCCAATTATCATATCTCTCATTTTATACTCCGTTTAGGTTTAGGTTTCAAATGTAAAAACTCTCGTATATGTAACTTCCTACCACGAAAGAAAACTATTAAGTTTATTGTAGTGTTGATGGAAATGGCGATTAATAACCACCACTGCCACCAAAGTAATTCATTCCCCTCTATCATTAACTAGCTTCTATATCAACAAACTCACATGAATCAGCAGTACAAGCAAGTTCTCTACCACCTGTAGTAGTATCTTCCTTCTCATAATCTGCTAACTTAGACCAATCAATAGACTTAGGCATTATCTGTTTTAACTCTAAGTACTCTTCTCTTTCTATATCCTGATAAGGTGCTTGAGCATATGTATGGTCACTAAAAGGTAAAAAGGATATACCTGATACTTCATCAAAGTTATCATATACCCATGCTCCCACTTTCATCCACTCATCTTCTTTAACAGACACAGTAACAGAAGGCTTATGCTCACACCAATGTCTTTGGAACATGAGCCAATACTCTAACTGTTCTATAGCAGACATCTCTGTTCTTGTAGTAGCACCATCAGGTGACTTCATAGGAAAGCTGAACACTGTTGTACTGTCAGGCTTCATAACACATGGCTCACTTGGTATGCCACTATCTTTCATAAACTGTGTGAGTGGGTCTTTGTTATCGCCACGTACAGTTCTAATGTAGTAATCATTATGTCTAGCATGAATACCTGAAGCACTGTCAACTAATTGACTAACTGTACCACTAGGTTTAACACAAGTGATTGCAGTTGACTGTGGAATACCTAAGTCTTTAGCCATCTTCTTGTTAGTTTCTACTGCTACATCTTTTAAGATTTGTAATATCTCTTCATTCCATATAGGGCAGTCAAGAATACCTGTTAGGGAAACTCCTAATAGTCTTTCTTCTTCTGTATTATCCTTCCATACCTTACGTAAGTATTTAAAATTAGTAAGAGTTGATTGAAATGTACCTAAGATTGTAGCCATACGTACCTTTTCTTTTAAGGATACTAAGTCATCTGTAACTCTACACACTACCTCTGTAAGATTACAAAACTGATAAGGTCTAAGTATAATCTCACTACATGGATTGCAACCAAAGTAATGGTCTGCATCTCGTCTGCCATTTTCAGATGCTTTGACTTGAGCAGCTTTTCTATTGAAGATACCACGTTCACCTGACTTAGATTCATATAAGGATGTCCATTCTCGCATGAATGTACCCATCTCAGGCTTACCTTTAAATGCTACAGAGTTATTAGCCAATGCTCTCTGTCCTTCATTCTCCCACCATTGACCTGACTTAGCATGTCTCATTTGGTCATCACCTAAGTTAGACAATGATATAAGAGCAGAACGTCTGACACCACCTACAACTACAACTTCACCTATCTTGCACATCAAGTCGTGGCACTCAATAGGAAACAATCGTCTGCCTTTAGCACCCTTGAACTTCTGTATGCAGAATTGAAACAACTCAACTAATGGAGCAGGTCCAGATGCCCTACCACCAAATGTCTTGAGCCTTGCACCTGCTGGTCTTACTTGTGACACATCCCATGTAGGCACTTGTCCTACATATAACATAGCAATAAGTTCTCTCAATGCCTTTGCCCAACCGGGTCTGCTGTCACCAACAGTTATGATAGTAGTGCTGTCCTCAAAGTGTTCATTAACTATGGGTAGCTTGTCTACATTCTCACGTTCAACAGAGAAACCAACACCTGTACCACACATAAGTATGTACATACATTCATCAAATGAACGTGGACTATCGACAGGTATGTAGCTACAGTTGTAACCACCTACGTGGCATCTATCTAATGCAGGTCCTGATGTCATCAAGGCTCTCATACTAGGCATAACACCTAAGTTCATTATCTGTGTGTTTAACTTTTCTTTTAATGCTTTTGTCAAGTCATATTTATGATTATCTTTAAGGTGCTTAGTCATGTAACTAAAGTATCTGTCTACTGTCTCACCCCAATTCTCTCTGCGTTGTTCATCGTCTTTCCATCTTGCATAGCGAGAGAGTGCTATAAAGTTTTGGTAATCTGTTGGTAGGTAGTTGCTTATCATCTTTTACTCCGTTAGTACTTTAATATGGGATATTTTTACACCCTCTAAATCGTGAAATAATTCACGCATATAATCTTCAAAATCTTCTGTTACATCTCCATCTGAAGGAACAGGGTACTCATCAGGGTCAACTGAAAGAGTTACCATAATTTTAACTTTCATCAATAACTCCTATTAATTTATTTAAGTACCACTGTGCTTTCTTTAAATCTTCTAAGCCATTCTTATACTTATATCTCCATAGATACTTAACAATGTTTCCTTGTAAGTAAGACTCAAAACCATCTCCCAACATAGCTTCTAATGCATCTATACATTCAATGCCTGATTCATTGTAATGCTTAGGGTGATTAACCATGTCTTGTTCTTTCTCTGCCATCATTTTCATATACTCCATATGTCTTAGCATTTTTTGTTATCCTTGTCTGACTCAAAAGACAGTACCACAACATTGTCCTTTTTGTCAACAACTTTCAGCTTAGGTTGAGGTTTTTCTTCATTGTATTCTGCTTCTTTTATTAGTCTCTGTCTTAGGTCTTCATCTCTTTCCATTAGAGGAACACTAGCACATATACTTCTACAGAAATCTAGTACACCATAATAATCAGCATCATCTAATGGATTCTCAGGAGATGTCATTATAGATATGTTTACTCCACCTGTCCACTTATCATTCTTATCAATCTCAGGTCTTACATCTATTATAAAATCTTCATTGAATACTTTACTTAGTATACTCACTTGGGTCTCCTTAATTTAATACCCTTAAACTTTATGAACTTAGGGTGTTTATCTTTACCCTTTTCCTTTAGCCAATCTTCAGGTATTATTCTATCGTAGTATCTAAATCCGTATTTATCACACCATTGACCATAAGAGGACTTAGCACCTTTCTGTAACTTACTTCTACTATTAGTAAACACAAATCTAATATCTAAATCAGGATGTTGTTTCTTAATAGCTATATGTTTTTTTCTGTCTGCTGATAAGAATCTACCCTTAGTTTCTATTATTATACCATTCTTTAATATAAAGTCAGGGGTATAAGTGCGATATGTTAAATCTTCCCACTCAATCTTCATAGCTTCGTACTTATATCTGTACTTCAACTCCGTTAGATAAATTGATATGGTGTGTTCTAACCCACTCCTATACCCATGCTTTATAGCATCTCGTCTTATCTTATGAGGAGACATCTATGCTCCCTTAAGACTTACATACTGAACCATCTTAGGTTCTTTTGCTTTAGACATTTGTGCAGGAAGCTCTATTAGATTCTCCCAACAGGCATTTCTATATGAGCAAAATGTACAGTTTTTATTAAGAACAATGTTACCTGTCTCTTTACCTCTAAATGTTTCAGGTTCAGGTTCAAAACATCTGACTAGTTCCTTTGATTCAGTTGCCTTGACGTTCTTCTTTATTTTATCAAGCTCCTTGTCCATATCAATGTGAGCACGAACATACTTGAACAGACCATTGGCTTTATTAAGTACCCACCAACCACCTGCTTTCTTACCTAGTGCCTTAGCATAACCTGCTAGTTGTCCAACATAACCAAAGCTATCACCTGAATGTAAAGATTCATATGAATCAAACTTATACTTGTATGACCAATCAGATGCAGACTTAATATCATCAACTGAATCGTTCATAACTAAATCATAAGAGCCTGATATTTTAGTATCCTCATCAAGTTCAAGTGTTACATTGTCTGTGTCTTCAAACTTAACATTAGCTTCTCTTAGTACTGCCTTAAATACTGCTTCAACTATGTCACCAATCATCATGTTCATTACGAAGGTAGTAGGTTTAGGTAACGCAGTCTCAGGTCTATTCTTCTCAAACCAAAGTTGGCATGAGGGTCTACCTATATTAGACATACGTAACCTAAACTTATCTTCTCGCTTCGTGTTGAACTGACGATTCAATGCATCTTTAATGTCTGTAGCTACTTGCTCAATATTCTCTTGGCTCATAGCAGACTTACCACTTGTGGCATTTTCAAGATACTGATGAATCATCATTTCAGCAGGATGGTTCACTATGCTACCTCTTCATCAACATCAACATCAATGAAATCATCAACAATGTCTTTGTCTTCTTGACTAACAGGTGCTTTAGCTTTCATTTCCCACTCATTAAATATATAACTATTATAGTTATCTATCCATGCCATGAAGTTAATGAAAGTATTTTGGTCTTCGTCTGTTACTTGAACAGTTTTCTGTAAGTCTAGAGAATAGTTAGGTAAATAAAATGATGAACCACTAGGTAACTTTCTCTCTTCACTAGTTAACTGAATGTAATGCTGAACAGGAAGCCTTTTAGTTTGATTAAACTTATTAAAAGGTTCTCCTATTGTTTTAAATGCATCACGATTATCAATCTCCCATATGAATGGAGTGTTGTCATCTAAGGTTACTTTATTACCTTTCTCGTCAGTAGCATTAGGCATATCAATTAGACCAAAGATTACTCTTACTCTTTTAATCTGCTTGATAACTTCCTGTGTTGCAACAGGTAGTGCCTTAAAGTCTTTGATATACCCTGAAGGTTTACCACAGTTAAAGCTACCTTGATTGTCCTTAAGGTCGGAGTTAAGGTTATCTGCCATAAGTGTCTTATGATAAGTACCCATAGGTTCTCCTGCCTTTGCAGACATATTCTTAACAAACCTCTTATACATGAACCTCTGTATAAATGGTCTTATCTCAACAGTTGGAGAATAAACAACAGGCATATCAGGTCGTTCTAACTTGAATGAACCACCCTTAACTACTACTGCTTCTACACTCTCATCTCCAACTTTCTTCATGCCCATAATATTATTATGATGCAATCTCATTCTAGGTAAAGGGTTTGCTTTACTTGTATCAGCAGAACCTGTTTCACCTGCGATACCCATAGCTTTCGCCATATCTGCGTAGTTATTGGTATCTATTGTAGTAACTTCATTAACCATACTTTTTCCTTTCTATCAAAGTTTCTCAGTTATATCACATAACGTCTTTTGTGTCAAGCCAATTATTACCTATTTTTGCTTCTAATAATAATGGAACATTGAACTCTAATGCAAACTCATTATTAATTAAATTAATCATTTTACTATTGACTATTTTAATAACATGAATAACTTTTTGTATCTCTTCAGGGTGTATGTCTATGACTATAGAATCATGCACACTGTTTACAATACAAGACTTTAAGTTTGCTAATTCATTTTCTATATTTATTAATATAAGAGGAACTATATCAGCAGTAGCAAACGACTGAACAGGATAGTTCTTTATCTGTGTAAAGTGAGACACCTTACCATACGAGTTTCGTCTAACGTCAGGGAATGAGAACTGTCTACCTGATGGTGTAGTTATCTTTCTAGTACTTATAACTTCTTTAGCCAATTTGGAGTGCCATAATGCGATTCCTTCGTACTTTTCTGTGAAGTGTTTATAATATGTAGCCTGAGCAGGTGTCCTTCCAAACCCTGTTGCTCCATAGAGGGGTGCAAAGGTATGAGCCTTTGCTTCTTGGCGAGATGTCTTCTCACCTGCATCGCTAATAACACTAGCAGTATAACTATGAACGTCAAAACCATCTTCTATCTCCTTCATTGCAGTTTTGTCTTGTGATAAGTATGCTGATACTCTGAACTCTAGTTGTGCAAAGTCAGCTTCAAGTATCTGACCACCTTCCCAACGTGATATAAATACTTTCTTAACAGGGAATGTACCACCTCTAGGCATATTCTGCATATTAGGGTCAGCACCACTGAATCTACCTGTTGCAGTCCTGTGTTGTAGTAATCTTACATGTAACTTGCCATCAGGCTTAGTGTGTGTAGTAATGCCCTCAACAAAAGATGACAAGTATGTATCTAAAGCTGATAGTCTTTGTAGGTCAGTTAAGAAACTAACTGCCTGTTGTAGATTATTCTTCCTAGCTATGCCTTGTAGTGTAGCTAAGTTGGTTTTATTAACTGTAAATCCATTAGCACTTACCCACTTAGCAGTAGGTGCAGTAAACTTCAGTCCTGCTACCACCTTACTAGGTACAAAAATGTAGCCAACAGAATTACAATAATCACACTTGTTGGTTCTAGCATAAGGAGTTCCATTTTTCCTAACCTTTCTTACAGAGCCTGTGCCTAGACAACCTGCACACTGTTGTGCATCCGTCTTGTACACTATGTCAGACTTCTCTTTGACATTCTTTTTATATTCAGTATTGTCCATATAAGGAGAGAATGTATTTGCCCATTCAAGTTTATCTTTAGGCTTTCTACTATAAATTACCCAAGACATTTGCTCAGGACTATTGAGATTGATACGTGTATCTCCCATTAACTCTTTTACTTGTATGTTTAGTCTCTTCTCAGTCTCAAATTTTTCTTTCTCAAACTCATCTCTAACATCATTTAATTTTGTAACATCTACAGTGAATCCATTCTGATATATCTTTGCTAGTGTAACAGATACACGATTAGTCAATACAACTGTATTCATTAAACCTGCATACTCTTCTGTGTTTAGTTTCTTGTATAACACATCTGATAATTCTTGTGTTGCTTTTAAGTCAGCAGATAAGTAGTCAGACAACTCTTGCTTAGGTATCTCATCTATAGGTGTTTTATTCTTAAAGTATTCTTTCATAGTGTCTTGTTTCTTTGTAGCTAACTCATATCTATTAGCACATGCTTCAAGTGATAAAGGTTGTTTGTTACCTCTTTGTAACACATACTCTACTAGCATAGTATCAAACACTGCACCATCATACTTTAATCCACACTCCCATAGCCACAGTAAGTCATGGACTATGTTATGTCCTATGAGTATAGTCGCTTGGTCTAGTAACTCTTGTACTCCATCAAAGTTATCTCTGAATAAGTATTCCTTGCCACTATCAGTTAGACAACCAACCATAACCAATCTATTGTTAGATTCAAATGGGTCAAGATGTAACTTACCATCTCTGTGTGTAACTGTATTCTCTACATCAAGTGTTAGTTTCATTTAGTGTCTCCCTATGTTTCTTTAAATACATAATAGCTTTTTTTAAAATGTCAACACTATCTGAAAAACCACCTAATGCTCTATTACAACTATGACATAACCAACCTCTGAAAGTTTCAGTATCATGGCAATGGTCAATAACCCATGCACCATTTCTTAATCCACCTTTACCTGCAACATCTGATTCATTCCTTTCGCATATAGGGCAAACATGACCTTCCGTAGGCATACCATATTTTGCTCTAAGAGTATTTCTAACTTTAGTTAATTCAGTATTGCATTTTCTACACTCAGGTCTAAGAAAGTTTGCACCTGATGAAACACTAAAACTAGCCAATGGTAATTTTTTATTACACTTACTGCAAGTTTTAGTCTCTCCATCTGTATTAAATAATTCTATGTCAAACATTTCATGTTGCATTATTGATACCTAGCAGTTATATAATCTAACTCACAATGCTCAACACCATGCCAACCTGATAACTTATTCTTCACTATGTTCAAGTGTCTAGCAGGACTTTCTTCTTCACCACCATCAGGATTCTTAACTGTATCTTTAGCTATAAGAACCATCAAATCAGCTTCTGCAGCTTTTCCTGTACGACTACCTTCCATCATAGCCTGATTGAGATATATCTTACCCTCAGCTTCAGCAGACAACTGCGACATATAAAATATAGCACACTCATGTTGTTTAGCTATCTGTCTAGCATGTATAGCATTAGCTTTCAGTGCTTCATCTGTCCTTGCAAAGCCACCTGTCCTAGCAAACTTATCTCCCATGTCTAGTACAACTATGTCAGGCTTATATGCCTTGCAGATACTTTCAACCCATGCCATGTCACGATTGGATGCATCCTTGATGTGTATATTCTTTTTCACAGGCTCATACAATTCACGTGCTTTACTTGGGTCTTTCTTTATCTGATGCATAGTCATGCCTGTAGCTGATGTTAAGTATCTAGCACCAACTCTGTGAGCAGATTCCTCATTACATAAGATGATACACTTAGCACCTTGATGAGCAAATCCATTTGGACTAGCAATCAATGATGCATGGAAAGATGTCTTACCTGTATTAGGTCTAGCACCTACCTCAATCAAGTGACCTGCATTGACACCCTCTACCTTTCTAGTTAGACAAGGTATATTAAATGTCCATCTAGCTTCCAAGTCATTCCTTTCTAGTAATGTCTCAATGCTTATGTCATCCCACTCAACTTTTAGATTGGGAGTAAAATCATCAGCATATAACTCAAGAACATTTCTAAGAGGTTCAAGTGTGGATTTAGTACCATTAACATAGTCAAAGCCAAGATTAGCAATGTCTTCGCCAACAACCTGTTGAAACAGTTTAGATAATACTTCTTGTGCGATGTCACTTCCAAGTGGCAACTCCTTTTTTATTTGTTTAAACAAACTTGAGTATGCTTGTTTCTGTGCAGTAGTCATAGATGGATTGTTAGACATAAACAATGCTTCAATCTCATCAGGTGTTACTGTTCTTTCATATCTGTCCATAGCTTTATCTATGGCAGTCTTAATCTTTCTTACGTCTTTACTGAATAGTCTATCAGGACACTTAGCACCTCTATGCTCACTGTAGAACTCCTTGTCCATCAAACTTCTTATTAATGATAATTCCATGTTGGTTACTCCTTTGGGGTTATTGCGTGTAGTTGGTTAAAGTCTTCTTCATGTTGGTACTTTAAATCATCTTTCAATCTAAGCACCTTAACATCTCTTACATATCCTCGCAAGTCTTTTGCGAAAGATAATATTTTGGGTAGTGCATCAGGGTCTAATGCAATTATAGCAGTTGAGAATTGTGAAAGGTATCGTTTGTGTGATTCAGCTAATGATGTACCCAACACTGCTACCCCAACATATACCTCATTGCCTACTGCGATAGCACTAACACAATCCTCAACAACTACTGCCACGTTACCACAACCATGTACAAAAGGCAAGTTATTTCTTCCATACCTTTTCCACTTAGGTAGTTTAGAACCTAGTGTTCTTCCTGTTGCATCTACCATTTTACCATCATACAATATTGGAAACACTATTCTGTCATCTTTAACATCATAGTAAATGTCCAATGCTGATGTATCAATCTCCCATGATTTACAAAAGTCTAACACCTTTGGTCTATCTCTGTGAGGTACAACGTGGTCAGGCAATACGAAATCGTTTATGTCATCATCTAATACACTTGGGTCTATCGCATCTCTTATATCATCTACAGATAATCTAATACGAGTTGAACCTGATATACTACAAGATATCTTATAACAATTCCATAGTAACGTGCCCATATTATTCGTAGCAGTAAAAGTTTTATATCCATTACAATTAGGACAGTTAAATCGTTTACTCTCTCCTACACTTAATTGTAAATCACTTACATAATTATATATATTCATTTATAATATACCACTTATATGTTATATAGTTCTTTGTTCGGCACGTTATCTGTGCTTATATCATACTTTTTTCGTATTGTCAATGCATTTTTTGCAGAGTCCAAAGTATTTTTCATATAAGGTTTCACAGATTGTGGATTAGCATGACCTGTAACAGACATTATTTGACCCATACTTACACCTGCTTCCACCATTTCTGTAGTACCTGTCCGTCTTAAATCAGCTATTCGTAGCTCATCAGGCAGTCCACAGAGGTTCATTGCTCGTCTAGCTACTATGGATAGCCTAGTCAATGTATAGGGCTTATAAGAGCCTTTCAGAGCTTTGGGATAAGGTGCAACATATTTCTGAAAACTATAGTCATCTTTCTGTTGTATAAGCATTTCAAGTAGGTCATCACTTATAGGTAGATGAACTGTTGCACCTCTCTTGGATTGCTCTAAGTTGAGTATCTTTTTGTCATAGTCTATGCTATCAAACTGTAGTAATCTCATATCTCCTATCCTTTGACACCATTCATATGCCATTTGTACAATTAAACCTAGACTACGATATTGAAAATCTGCATAACAGAAATCTAATAACTGCATAATCTGTTCTTTTGTCCATGTAACTTTTCTAGGCTTGGTAACTTTACACTTAAATGTAGAGAATGGATTAGTCTCAGCATAACCCATCTCCATTCCAAATGAATACACTTTCCTAGATGTAGCACATATATGATTAGCCATATAAATGCCACGTTTTAGCCACACTTCATATGACTGTCTAGCTATTGCACCTGTCAATTTATTGACCTTAGTTGTATAGACAAACTTATCATCTATCTTAGTGTTCAACATTACAGATAAACAATTTGAATAGTCTACTTTAGTTTTATCTGCTAACATATTGAAATCACTAGACAAATAATACTTGTCTACTAAGCTATTTATATTCATGTCACACCTGAAATGCTATATAAATACATAGTCCTATAATTAATAACTTACCATAGTCAAGGTCATACTTTGTACCCTCGCCATATTTTTTATTGAAATCTTCATTAAAAAAGTCTATCAGTCTATGCCACATTTTATATCTCCTGTTCTATTTCTGTTATGTAATTGTCTAACTTTTCCTGTGTTGAAAAAAAAGAATACCTTTGATTATCTGCATGAGTATTTAACCAACTCATAAACTTACTCTTGGAAACAATTTGAAATGAAGTTTCTTCCTCATGGTCATATATATGAAAGATTAAATATGTTTTTATGTGTTTTTTATACATACTATACCTCCCTTTCTACTTCTTCTATTTGATTACACAATATAGTAATTACTTCTGTGTTGTATTGTACACAACCATCATTACCTGTCAATA